TCACGCTTATTGTCTGATACCTCAAGATCAATACGCAGTGACTGGAAGTTGCCTAGATTAAGAGTATAGCCTAGTGCTACACGTACCTTAGTGTCTTCGTTATTCATACCCGTTTTCTTTCTGTTAAATTGATTCAGACCACACTGGAATGAATCGACCGTCTTCGGTCCTTGTATAAGTCAGTATACCATCACCCATACGCCGTGTCAACTCTTGTGGCGAAGGTGTTATATCATTTGTAATTAGCTTATCCTTACGGGGTCTTCCCATATGGTAGGAAGCTAGTATATCACGAATGTCACGAACTTGCGACTCTGAATAGTAACTTCTTACTTGCCATCCAGTTGCCCCACCCTTCTGAGATCCTGTTGGATGTGGAATTATACCACGCTTCATTAAGTTTGGCAAGTACTTCTTGTGCCTGTTTACTAACTGTGCCGTTTCTCCTACGGTGTAGGCTCTTTCACGATTTCTTTTAAAGTCAGAAATTAGGCAGCTCTCAAGCTGATCTTTTGTGATGTTGTAGACAGACATGATACCATTAGATTTATTCAGATGGTGCACCCTTACAAGGTCATTATTTAAAAACCATACTTTTTTGCTACCAGGAATTACTGGTGCATCATTGTAAGACTTCATGTCTACTAGAGCCATAGGATATCCTAGTTTGGTACACCTACAGCAATTAGGTTGATACCTACAGATGCAGTACCACCTGTTCCGAACTTAACTACGCCCTCTACACGGGAAGTAGTGATAAGCTTAAGAATGATTGTAACATCACTACCTGCCTCTGTTCCAGAAATATTTACTGGAGTTGCAGTTACAATTGGAGGATACTTAAAGTCAGCACCTGGGAAATTATATGAAAAGTCAACAGACGATCCTGCAGTCACGTTGCTATTAGGTGCAAGCTGCTGGTATCCACCAATAATTCTGCTGTCTGTAATCTTAACATCTTGTCTACCAACGTTGGCTGCTGGGGTCTCAATAGAAACAAATTTGTTTGCTGAATAAGCAGACTGTAGCGATAGCTGGTTTACAGCATTAGCTAGCTGATAGATATACGTTAGGTCTAAAGGCTGACCACGCTCTGGTACTGGAATGTTTGCCATATTTTTCTCCTAAGACATTATACCAGAGGAATCACTTGTGATTCATAGATTTTGATTGATTGATTAATTTGTTTAGACATGCTCTCTACCTGAATTAAAAACTTAAAAGAGGTGGTGCCTGTACTAATCAAAGAGTAGCTTGTAGTTGTAGATTTACCGTGGTAGGCGTAGTCCTGCCCATTATCAAACTTAATAAAAATATCATATCCAGCTCTTGGCTGTGGATCACTCCAAACAATAGAAATAACTTTACCAGAAACGGAGGCTTCAGCAGTTACTTGAGTTATGCCATTACCAGTTACTAGAAAAGTTGGTGACCATTCAGAATACCTGTTTTTGTCATCTGAAACTATTCTATATCTGACACTGTATTGATTTTCAGCATTTACAGCAGGAAGGTCTTGCTTTAAAACCACTACGTTTTTTATTCCCCTGTCTGCCACTATTGTACTCCAATTGCAATTCTAAACTCTATAAAATTAGATGTGTTTGCAAGCTTTACAATTGGCAGGGCTCCAGCTGTTTTCATAACAGAATATCCTGTCAATCCGTATAATGGATTATTTGTAGTGAGATTTTCTAGCCTCATTGAATCTAGGGCGACATAAAAACCACTTGACGCTTCGCCATCAACCTCAACATAAGCATAAACTCTTACAGTTGTCACAATATCCCAGTTAAATCCTGATGTATAGGACAACTCTTGAAGTTGCTTTGAAACTACGAAATACCTGTTAGCACCAAAATCAACAGTTTTATCTCCGTCTCCAGAAAACCCTTCATTATCTAGATTTACAGAAAATTTTGCATGCTCTCCAGAAGAGGATGTATCAGAAGATGAAAACTCTACCAAAATTTTTACGTTGTCTGGAGCAACATTTAAAGCAGGGTTTTTACTGATAACTGAAAAAGCTAGTTTAAGCTCATCTGTTGGAGAGTTTTTGTTGAAGTTAAAGGATGCATTAGTAATGTGAATGTGGTTTCCAGAATCGACATCAAGAGCCCCGTCTTGATTCTTAGATAAAACAGAATCATTTCCAGCAATCATAACAATATTATTTAGGAACCTGCATCGCTCATTGCGAGCAAGCCTTGTTGTATTTGTAAAGGTTTTGTTGTCAGCATTTGTATAAAACACTGGATAAATCTGATTTATAATATTTGTGTCAACATCATTAATTAGGTAACCAGAAGATGCAAATGTTCCAGTTACTGCAGAGTCTGCAATAAGTCTAAAAGTTGTTGAAGTTGGGACAGCTGCAATTGCTTTTCCAGATAAGTTAAATACACTTGGAGATATTCCAGATACAGAGATGACAGTTCCAACAGCAAGACCATGTGCTGCATCGGTAGTATATGTTATATTAACACCAGATGCCGTTGCTCCAATTATTTTAACAACCCTATCGTCTAGCGGTGAGTATATGGTTGGGATTTCCTTCACACCAGTGTTAGTGTGATATTCCCACCCCTCTGTCTCAGCAAACGAATAAACACTCTTGCTGTCAAATGCACCTGCTGATGGGTTAGATCCAGCAGAGAATACACCAACTTCTGTGATTTCATATCGCTCTTCAGTTGGCAGCTCAGCAGTTAGCACTAGCTTAACGTCGCCACCGTCATTAACATATCCCCTAGAAATAATTGGGACACGGAACATCTCAAAGTCTAGAGCATTCTTGGCAGAGTACTCTCTAATCTGATCTGTAGTAAATCCAGGCTCTTCGCTATCCAAGGCCTGAGGCCCACAGCCAACGGCAATGTAAGATGCGTATGATGGAGCTTGTCCGATCAAGTATTTGGCAAGAATGCCTTTTCCAGTGTTAGTAATCATAATATCCTAATATATTGTATCATCTAGAACGCTTGCTGTGGTCATTATCTGTACCTCGACTTCTTGACCTGGCAACATATTAATCACATTAATAATTAAGTTACCTGTTGCTGGATCAACATAGACATACTTACAGTTAGAAACCTCTGCGTTGCTTACAATATCGTATCCAGTACCACATTCTGGAATATGAGACTGTAGCGATATTGGAAAGTTCTTAAAATAATCCTTGTCAGTTTTTTGCAGAGCCACAATGTTTTGAGGGTTGTATTGATAAAAAAGGCTAGTGATATTTTTAATTGGCTGATATAAAACATTTTGACCATTAATGATATCATTTCTGGCAATGCTAATAATCTCTTGACCACCAATATCTTCAAAGATTAAGTCAGTCATTACCTCTGGAGACATAGCCTCTTCTGTCAGGATTAGGATATCTGGCGTAGCAACCTTTACAGAATCGTTTGTTTCGGAGTCATAGCTATTGCTAGTAACTGATGCTGGTCTAGAATCCATTACACTACCTCACTCAAAAATACAGTCATCTCTGGTCCATCCTGCGACTTAGCATACTCTATTTGATATACAACAAACTTTGCACCGTCAAGTGACGCTTGATTGATGCCGTCACTATCTTTGTAATCAATCTCAACTATATCACCAAGTTGCAGGATTGGCATAGCAAACACCTTTAGTCCAATAGATCTTCTTGGCTTCATAATTTTTGAAATCATCCAGCCAAGCAGGTTTTCTGCATCATCGTGTGACTGAATGTATGGAGCATCTAGGGTAAACTCTTTTTTACCATGCGTCAATCGACTAACCTTAATATCCTGATAGTCTTTCTTAGTTTTGACTGGATAAGACACTAGCTCATTACCAGAGAACTGTGGATTAGAATAATCGCTATTCTTGTCAAAGTATTCGTCTACGCTATACTCGTGCCTTGATTCCTGGGTAAATGTTACTCCCTGAATTCTTAAATAGTTTCCGCTGGTTTCATCTAGGCTTAATGCTGTATCTGTAGCATTAAAGACCATGAACTCTGCACCGTAGGCACTTGCGATAAATCCAGAAGTTGTATATCCCTTAATTTTATTAAAGGTTGGGGATAGCTTTGCATACAGAGCAGGGAATGCTTTGTCATATCGAACATTAAAGTATGCAGCTTCACGCATAATGGTTCCGAATTCTTCAAAGTACATATTATATTGTGGTGACTCTGCAGGGCTAATACCAGACAGATAGCTAGACTGAACAATTCCGCTCATAGAATACTTTCGGAAAGACTCGTTCATGTCAATCTCGTCATCAGAGAATGCTGCATTGACTGGCGTGTCTAAAGCATATACAGTATTCTGAGAATAGTTATTTGTAATAGCATAAATGTTTTCAAACATTAGCCTAGATGACCCACGAACAAACAATGCCATATTGTTGTATATTGGAAGTGGTGATTCGTCTACAACTGTAGCAATTAACTTGTTGTTGATGTATAGGAAGAATCTTCTTGATGATCCAATGTCCTGATATTCAACTGCTAGATCATATACCGTTGGATTTTGCTCATTAGCCATGCGATACTGACCAGTAAACTTACCATCATCTACAAGAATCTGTGCTAGGCCACCCCAAAGCTTTATTGGTACAGCCCTTTGCTCAGTTGAGCCACTGCCTGCCTTTCCAACCTTATAAAATAAAATATTGTGAATAGCATCAGCGTTATCGTATGCATCAATATTATTTTCAGTTAGAGCTGCGATCTCAAAATAATATCCATTATTAGTTTCAGGAT